AAGGCTTGATATCCAACCGCAGTATTATGATTACCTGTTGCAACTGTCTTTAAGGCTTGAGTACCTAAAGCAGTATTCCGAGTTCCAGTAGTGTTAGTGTACAAAGACTGATACCCTACAGCCGTGTTGTTGCTTGCGGTGGTGTTGTAGCTTAAAGCATCATCTCCCACTGCCGTATTGGAACTTCCAGTAGTGTTTGATGATAATGCACTTCTACCTGTAGCCGTATTGGAAGCACCTGTGGTATTTACATACAAACTGAATGCACCCGTGGCAGTATTTCGGCTTGCGGTTGTGTTTGCAGAAAGAGCGCTAGCCCCGATTGCTACATTAGTCGCACCTGTTGTAATTGCATCACCAGCGAGTCCACCGATTAGGGTGTTGTTTATACCTGTTGTAACTAATAGTCCTGCTTCATAACCAACAGCCGTATTAAAAGCATTTGTAGCACTTGTAAAGTTTTGTGAGAAAAGGGCAGTGTAACCAACGGCAGTTGATCTGCTCCCTAACGTGTCTGAGCTTAAAGAGTGCGACCCAACTGCCACATTATAGTCAGCATCAGTTAAAGCATCTCCTGCCAAACTACCAATCAGCGTGTTTCTATTCCCCGTGGTAATTGCAGTTCCTGCATTATGGCCTATAGCTACGTTGTTATCACCATTGCTTGCCACACTATCCAGCGCAGTATCACCCAGAGCCACGTTGCTTGTGCCAGTGGGGTAATTACCGTCGAGCTTGATTGTGCCACCATCGACTGACAGGTTGCCAGCTACAGTAAGTCCATCTGTTACGGCTGTGCCAGTAACGTCTACACCTGTGGAGGTGGTGGCGAGTTTGGAGCTATCATTAAAAAATAAACTTACAGCACCATTTTCTTCGGCAGTAATAATGTTTTCTGAGTTTGCTGCGTTATTAAGTCTAAAGGAATTTGAAAGTAAAACTAATTGCCCCGTTCCTTGGTCAGACACATATGAGTTAGACCCATCGTGATATAGCTGGAGGTCAGACCCAGCACCCATGATGATTTTATTGTTATCACCTAATGACAAGTTACCCGTCATGGTATCGCCAGTGATACGCACGAAACCTGTTCCAGTATCGAACCCGTTCTTTAGTTCAGCGAATGTGATTGACTTTGTTTCATCAGCCGAAAGGTCTACGACAACAAACTCATCAGTATCGGCTAAGTTAGCACCTGTGATTGGGTCTAACTGTGTTATCTTCTTATCAGCCATTAGTATATATCCTTACTATGTCAGAGCTTCGACTGCATCGAACGAAATGCCATAAATTGATGCGTTATCTATCGACCATGACGTCATGTTTTGCGATAGTCGAAAAAGTCCTTTCGGCGCGTTAAAAACAACTGATTGACTGCTGTATGTCGTTCGCAACGCTGGCCAAATTTCCAAACTGCCATTCCCAGATTGATCTACCAAAACCTGATGCAGCTTTGCGCTTGAACCCGAACCAAGCTGAATATAATCTCCAGCCTTTAATGAGCCCGTCATTGTTACCGTAACGGTTTCTGCCCCGGCATCGCCGCTTAAAGTACAAGCGCTAACGGTTCCCTGTGGCACATCATATACTGGGTTGCCTAACAACATCGTGCCAGATGATCCCTTCAAACTTATGAGTGCTGCTTTCCAAGTCGCTGCCGACGCCTTGTTTAATGGCGCGATATTGACTGTAGCCTCCCAACGCTGACCGCCGTGCGCAATGACTTGCTGCTTATAAGTAAACGGAGACTGTGAAGTGACAACAGCGTTTAAAGCCCTCCACTCGATGGATGTTATGCCGTTAGCTGGCAAGTCTATTGGATATGCAATTGCCATCAGCCAAATACCGCTTTCATTTGCCCACCTCTACGTCTTTGATCCATTATAGACCGTTCCGTCAATTTTGCAATTTGTGGAGCAGACTCCGCAATAATTTTCTTGACGCTTTCATCACCGTTAGCGGCGAATTGGAATGTCTGATTGACCACAACGTTACCGCCAGCCTGCTTGTTTGGCACGATTGTGCCGCGAGATTGCGGATAAAATACTTCTGGCCCACGCTCACCAACGACCATACCATTGCCAGCGCCTACTGGCCCACCAAACGCCCCTTCTGTTGTTATTGGTGCTTTTGGAACATATCCACCGCCAGCAGCTGGAACATAACCAAATGCGCCCATTGCTGAGTTTACGATTTGTTGCACCACAAGCACACGATACAATTCTTTAATTACCTGAGTGGCTAAAGACTTAAACGCATCTTTAACGCTCATCGTACCGTCAACCAGCGCCATCAGATTGTTCCCTAGCGTTGTCGCGAAGTTATTTGCTACGCTGTCATAATCTACAAGCGCACCAGTACCGATCTGGAATTGCTGCGTTGCAACAGCAACAGCTTGCGCGTGTTCTTGCTCTGTAATTGCTCCGCGCTTCCTTGCCTCGTTAAGCTTGTCGAGGTTGTTTTTGTATTCTTGGGACAACGTTATCACTGGTTTGAACTTCTTAGCGAAGTTTTCCAGCTCTTTAAGTTCTGCCTTTATTCTTGATGCCCCAGATCTATTGGGTTTATCGTCATCATCTTTATCTTCTAATCCAGCATTTTGTACTTTTCGTTGAGACAACGGCAAACCACTTTGACGCATCATTTGAAACTTGTCTAAATTCTCCAGTTCTAAAGCAAGTCCAGAAGCACCTCTTTTCGCTTCAAGTACCACCCGAGTAAGTTCCAGAAGCGCTTGTTCTCCCTCCTCTGATGTTGGCACTATAGACCTCATTGCCAAACCCAGTTTGTCATACGCTAAAGACAATTCTTTCGGATTATCTTTTAATGATGGGTCTTGCAGTTCAACTAGTTGCTGGGCAAATATAATTGCTTCTTCTCTTGTTAGCGCAAACGTTTTCTGAAGTCTGCTTAATTTAAGCAGTGCACCACTAAATAACCTGAATTCCTTGTCGGTAAGATCAGCCCCTTTTCTCGCAGCCTTCGCCAATTTTTCAAAATCTGATTCTACTAGTTGGCCTATGTTTACACTGGCAACTTTTTTAAATTCCTCTACAGCCGCATTCATTTTGCGCTGTTGTTCGCCTATTTCCAATATGCTTAATTCTATAGACATTTCTCGTATGCCTTCAGAAAACCGTCCAAATTCTTTTTCTAATTCGCTTAAAGGCTGCCTCGCTTGTTGTGCACGATCTCTAAAGTCCCTAATACTATCTGTTAACTTATTCATTTTCTCTGATAACGTCTCACTTTTGTTTCCCATTGACGTAAACATTGCAATAATTGGGAAACCAACCGCTGCAACGACGCCAAGAATAGGGAGCACAATACCCATTGCACCGCCTAATATCGCAAAAGATCCTGCTAACTGTGGAATCTGTTGACCTAATGCGCGGAACACGTTTGTTCCCATAGCAACTTGAGTGGCAAGGTCACCAATTTGGTTTGATGCTTGGTTGACCAGAAAGCCAGTGCGCTTTAAATCCTTGCCGCCCTTTGCGCTGGCTGATCCAAGTTTAGACGTTGCAGAAGCAGCACGATTTGCACCTTTCTCAACCTTATTTGTCGCTTGCGTAAACTGGTCTGCGCCAGCTTTTGCTTTTGTAGCGTCAATTCCTAGTCTTAGTGTTGCCATGTTCTTCGCGCTCCGATCTATCTAAGGCCATCACAAACCTTGCCAAGCGTTGCCGATCTGACGGTGTATCAATACCAGCATGGGCGCAGTATGCCATAATCTCGCTGAAAGGGATAGGCGAAACTCCATCAAAACCAACCTGTCGCGATGTTCTAAGCGAAAGGAACGCCGACCACGCTAGCATATTGCTAGGAATAGGCTTTTCTGTGATGTCTAGCGCACCCTTGGCGATCAAATATTGCTCATCTCTCTGCGAATACTTATACGACCACAAAAGTGCGCTAATTAGTTTTTTTCCGTTTCCTCATCAGCCTTGTTTATAAAATTTGCTAAGTCATCAATGTATTTGGCAAAGTCTACAAAATACGTCGATATTTCTTCTGACCGCACATCAGCCAAAGCCATGAAATGCTCTTTATCGCAAACCATGGGTTTTCCGTCGTTGATTATGTTCGTTTTCCACTCAACAACGCATCCGTCATAAATGGCATCAAATTGCATTTTACCAATATCTTTATTAAGCTCTGTCGATAATCGGGTAAATTTCTCTTTATCGTCTAATTCTTCTGCAATCTGCATTCTTTTAATATTGCTATGAAGCTCAACTTCCTCACGCAATTTTAACAGCGCTGGGTTCATCCAGCCGCCAGCTTTGCATCTAACTTCGATAAACGATGTTTCGCCCGATAAGAAATCCAACTCAGACGAAAATTCTCGCCTAAATGTTTGGTCTGCCATCGATGGCTTGTTTAAGTTTAGCATTTGTCTACTCCGTCGGTTTTGGTGTGGGACAGGAATACCGACAACCTGTCCCACGGTATAAGCGCTTATTCTTCGGTTTTTTTGCTCGATGTTGACTGCACAAGTTCTGGCTTGTCGGTCAAGCCTATTTCCTTTGCGGTCTTTGCGTCTACTTTATCGCCAACGCGAAACACTTTGTCCTCGCCGTTGATAGTCGCAGTGAATTTACGTTTAACAATCATGAAACTGCCCTTGTTAGCTTCACTGATGCGTCCTCAGTGGCTTCATCATACATTGCCCGGATGCTTACTTCTTGCATCGCGTTTTCCGCAGTGAAGTCCAAGTTTGAGGAAATAAACTTACATTTTGGGAATACCAAAGTGTATTTCTTGCCAGAGACTGAACCCAGAGGAAATGTAACGCTAAACAAACTGTGGTCACTGTCACGGGCCGCATTGTAGAGCGCAGCAAAGTTCGCATCTACATAAACACGGGCTGTAATCTCAGGCAACAACGCGCCTTTGGTTATCCCGTTTTTAGTAAACACTGATCCAAGTTTGTTTTGCGCTTCACGGCCTTCGTAGTTGAAGTTGATCGTTGCGCTTTCAAACGCATCTAGCGTGTAGCCAGCGAACGCAATCGTTCCCACATCAATCCCACACGAAAGCGGAGTGCGTTCTGTTTGATCGGTGTACGTCGATGAACCGAGAGCGCTTGTTGCTGTGTCCGATGAACCCATGCCGAGCAAATCAAATGCAAATGTAGCATCTGCGTTTGATGTTAAGGTTATAGAGCCACCAGTAGCCTCGACGCCTTGGTAACGTGCCATAGTGTTTGTGCCGCCAGCGCCAGCTGCAATAGCATTTTCCACTGTTAGCGTTTGAGTGTCTTTACCACTCTTTAGTACGTTTGATGACCATGTGCCTTGCAGAAGGCTCTCAAAGAAATCGTCATATGCTCCATAAATTAACGGGCCAGACATATCACCTGTCACATCGATGCCAGCAATAGCTGTCTGAACGGACTCGCCTTTAGCTGCGAGTGATCGATGCTCCACAATCGTTGGCGTAGCGTTCATATTTATATAAACGTCACTATTTGTAAAACCCGGTGACGATGGGGTTGATCCAGCTGCTGTTTCAGCCACGAAGGCCGATCTAAGCTGATTTGATGCAATGCCAGTCATATTGTGGCCTCCTATTTATATTCGTATCGCACAAAAGGTGCTACGAATGTTGCAATGTTAAAAGGTATATCAGAAACTAATCCAGAAATATATGGGTGCTGTTGCTCTGGTGAGAACCTAATAAACTCGTTTGTCGTTGCTGCTGCGCCAGCATTGGTCAGCCTTTTCTCAAAGAAGAACCCATCTAGGCTTTCTGCGTATCCACGCCATGTGTCAGAGCCTTTTCCGCTCTCTGTAAATATCTGAACCGCAACTTGTCCCAGATACTCAATTCTATTATTAACTGCGCCAATCGATCCTTGCAAAACTTCGTTATTCAATATGCTAACGCGGATGCTATTTATCGTCGGCTCAAAATCATGCCCATCAAACCCAATAGGTGTTGTGGTTCCCCATTGCGTCTGAATATAAGTCTCTATGGCCTTTCGCTCTAACGCATAGCTCATATTAAAATTTCCCTATATCGCGCATTAAGAATCTGAATAGTTTGGGAAACCATGCCCTTGGGTGCTTGTCTCGACCATCCATTTTCCAATCGATTTGCATAAGGCAAATTATTCTGAATGAATATTACTTTGTGCTTTTTATAGTCAAATTTTGTTACCTTCCGAACTCCAGCATTTATAGTCGCAGTGCCACTTTTATCGACGGATCGCACGGTGGTTGATGTTGGCGTGCCAATAGTTGTTTGCCAGTTTCCTCTAAATCTTCCAGTATCAACTGGCGATTTCTTAACAACATTCTTTAAAGCGTCTACGCCAATTTTTTGCACAGCAATATCTATCTTTTCATCCGTTTCTAGGATTTCCTTGTTTAGCTGCAATTTAAATTCTTTAGCACTCATTTCTTTAGCACCACTGCATATTGAACGGAGACAGATCCGACTATTTTTTGTGCGGCCTTTATTTCATAGACAATGCCAGAAATCGTTAACCTGTAAGTTTCCTTAATTGTCTCGGTAAATCCCTCGAACAGAACCAACTGCCTATTAGACCCAATGATTTCGTCAGGGAATATGTCTCTCTGTGGCGTGTTAGTGTCGAACAAAGCACGACCAGTGAGCGTTGTCGTTGTTGTTGTATAAGTACCCGTTGCAGGGTTATATGCGCCCTGCGTCTCATACTGCACAGTTGCGTCAAAGATAACGTCTGTGATCGCCACAGTAACGGCGTCAAACGCTGCATCCGCAATAGCTGTGACTGAAGTACTCATCCACGCATAACCTTAATCTGAGAACCGCCATAGCTTGTGTACGGGGATAGCAGACCTTCCACAGCGACAAAGCGTGGCGTCTCGCGAAAGTTTGTATATTCTACCTCGGTCTCGACAGGCCCAGCTTTGCTTTTCTCGCGCACCTTTGCGCCACCTTCAACAGTCGCAAACGGCTTCGCTCCTTCGTGTATAAGATAAGCCATTTCCGCTTGGGCATCTTTTATGCCTTGGGGAATAGTATCTGGATCGATAGGCCAATCGTTAACAAGCATGATGCCTGTCAATCTAGGCCACTTCATTGCCTGATAGCGGTACTGTTGTTCACCAACAAATTCGTAATTGCGGTTTATGAAATCAGCCGCTTGGACAAGATTTGCTTCATGTGCATCGTCATGACCAGCCTGGGAAACATCAATATTTCTTTCAGCCCAGTAAGCTTGCCATTGTGCAAGGGTTATATAGCTGTTCGTCGATGTGCCGCCGACAGTGATATCTAATGCCATAGATCAACCCTTCTTTTTCTTTTTGCGACGGCCTCTTGCAACTTGCAAATTAGCCCAAGCATTCGGGTATTTAATACCACGCTTTTTGCTTAACGCTTTGGCTCTGCGCTTTTGCGCTGAAGTTAATTTTGCCATCACCACTTAACCTTTGCCGACCAATAGGCTGCACTTAGCTTCCCACGGTTTATGTTCTTTCTATGACGCGCCAAGAACGACTTGCGCCTAGCTTTCTGTGCGGCACTCTTTGGGTTTTTCCCTGCACCACTTACGCCCTGTTGTCCGAAGCGAATTGTTTTGACGGTAGACCCTGACTTAGCCAGTACAACATGAGACTTTTTAGGATGGCCCGGCGTTCTCTTTGGTTTGTTATACCCAGAAACGCCAAGCTTTTTCATGCGTGGGTCTTTAGCCATTACTTTTTCTTCTTCTTGGCTTTCTTAGCCTTTTTCTTAACGACTAAGCCTTTTTTCTTTAAATATGCTCTAGGCATTGCAAACCTCCAGATGAATGGAAGGGAGCCGAAGCTCCCCACCTTATTAGCCCATAACGACCGCGATGCCGTCAGTGTTCCATGCTTGGAAACCCCAAACACAACCCACTTGGATCATCGCTTTGTTAAAGCCTTTATATACTGACACTTCGAATACCAGACCAGAGACTGGGTCTTGTACGATCAGAACGTCATCAGCTGCATCGCCACCTTGCGGTTTGGCTGGCGCACGCATTACTAGCTCAAGCGCTGCTTGGTGCATCATAATGTTTGCTGTGTAGTTGTTGCCAACTGTAATTGCAGCATTGTCTGCCAATGCGACACGCAGACCAGTATCACCAATGGTGAATGAACCAGCGGCTAACGCAGTGTTAACCATATAGTTATTTGTGTCACCAGCGAAGGTCACAACGTCACCAGCAAGGATAGTACCAGAGCCACCGTCAGCTGCGATAGTTGTATCGCCAACAGCGGAGGATGCGTCATTAAGCAATTTTGATGCGCCTGTTCCTTTAGTGTGTGATTGCACTTGTGCGCTCTCTTTAATCATAACGCCTTGCAAGTCTAGCAAAGTGCCACGACGTAAGAGTTGGTCATTGCCAGCGCTATCTGCGGATTGCAATGTTGCCAAGTTACGAAGGTTTGTGCCAGCTGCGGTATTCATGACCAAAGACATGCGGCCATCGTTAGTTGGCATTCCGTTGTCAGCTAGGATCTGACGTCCTTCTGCGACCAAATCGAAGTTTGATGCAAATGGTGTCGTGCCAGCCGTACCAACAGCGCGAGAAGCGTTTTGATATGCTTCTGTTGCAAGATCCGTTTCGATCTCGTTTGTTAGTGTTCGCATGGCTTGCTGTACTTGAGCACCATAAACTGTTTCGTATCCAGCACCACCGTCCAAGAAACGAACATCCTCACCAGTGTAAGGAATTTGAACACCGCGCTGCTTAGTAAGAGTCAGCGTTTTGTTTGTCAGTGCTTGGTCTGTTCCTTCTGGGATAGTCATGGAAGGAGCAATGGTGACTGCGGTTGCAGTAGGTGTCGAAAACGAACGAACGTTTTGACCAACAGCAACACGCTCATCAGATGCGTTTACCGTTGAAGATGGTATGAAGCCGACAAGTTCTCGACCTACGATGTCAGCGGCACGATAGATGTCTGCCGCCAGATTTGTGAGGGTATTAGCCATTCCCTAAATCCTTTTATTGGGACGGTCAGCCAGAAAACTTGCCGCCGTTTGTTACAAAACGATGTCGTTCCGTGTGAGACATTTTATTGAATTGCTCTCGCGTCACGACATTACTTCCAGCATTATTGCTAGAACTCGCTGGTGGTTTTCCTCCACCCGAAACGCCGCTATCCTTTACAAATAACTGACCCGTTCCTGACGCTGCTAATTCTTGAGCGAGATCGCTTATTGTAGCGTACCCGTCCGACCCCGAACCAGCGAGGGGCTTAGAACTATCTGATGACATTATACGGATGTTTCCGTTTTCGTCAAACCCAATGCGATCTTTTGCCATAAGTGCCAACGGCTCCAATCCGTCAGCAATAATATTTTGACCAGCCAAGTGTGATTTAAGCTCTGCCATTGCGTTGCGTTGCACTAAGTCTTTGCGCTGCGAACGCTCATTATTAAGCTGTTGTTCATACTGCGCTTTGATTTGCGATATGATTTCTTCGTTGTTGCTTTGGGGCTCTGGCTCTGGCGTCTGCTGTGCCGCCTCTAACTCAGCACGAAGGCGCTCCACAGATTTACGCCGACGCATTGCTTCCTCGTTAGAATCGACAAGCTTTTGATTTAAGTCATCTAAATCTGCTTTTGGCACGACGCCCTCAACAGGCAAAACAAAGCGACCATCTTTTTCGGTATATAGAGATGCAATATTTTCATCGACGCCCTCTAATGTTTCCAACTCGTATTTTATAGACATGATAGTTCCTTTTTAAAGACCAGACTTGGCCCACGCTGCGCTTTCACGCTCTCTTAATTGGCTTAAATTTAGTTCGTTTCCTTGTCTGTCTACAAAACGATCCATTTTTAAACCCGCTCTGAAAAGCTGGCCTTTCTTGATGCCAAGCACTTCATTCTGGAACGACACAGGCTGTTTTCTTAGCCACTGGTCATAATTCATTTCAGCCGGGACTTGCCCATTCATCGATGCTCTTGTTTCCGCAACTTTAGCTTCGTCCACCTTTATGCCTAACTCCCGCAACGATTTAAGCACTGGCACGGTCGTGGATCTACAGTTCGCATGGGCTGGTGGCCTTGGGCCACTGTCAACTGGATAGGTTTTGCCATCCCTTGCTCGACATATAGCGGATGTGCGGCTGTCTAACGTTGCAACCCACTCCACTCGCTTAATAAGCACCTTATTGCGTCGATAAACAACATTTCTTGCCGTGTTTGCAGTATGAGCCAATGATGTGCGCACTACAGCCTCAATATTGCGCTTGGACTTGTCCATAATTCCTTTTGACGTTCTAGTGCCACGAATTGCCCTAATAATCTGCCCGGTTGTCTGCCCATCGACATAACCTTGACGAATAGCGCCCTTCACTGCGGTAAAGGTGTCTTTAGGCACATCTTTCCACCATTCCTTTAATATCTTGCCGCTAAATGGGCGCGACATAACTGATGCGATTAGCTGTTCCTCTGATGGCATGACATAATCTAATTTCACAGGCACGTTTTGCTTAAATAAGTCTAATTGCCATTTGGCTTCGTACTCAGAAAGTTCGTCTATCTCTTTTTGCAGCACTTTGAATATGCGCTCGTAACCGTCATCAATCTTACGACGCAGAACCTTGTACAGCGCAGATATTTGCCTCGGTGACATATTTTGAATGTCTCGGCGCACCAGTGACCTAGAAATATCGGAGTCCGTTTTGTCTAAAAGCTTTAATACATCTCTGATAACGCTGCGCTTGTAGCGCTCTAAATATACCGAATGGCGAACAGTGCCATCAAGTAGTTCATCCGATATCGCCATCGTCATCAGCTTCCATAGGTTCCATGCCGATCATATCCGCTTCATCATCTGCATCAACTTCCTCAGATAACAAATTGCGGCGTTTCGCTTCTGATATGTAAGTTTTGCGTGATATAACCTCGGACAAGAACATTTTATTTAAAGCATCCATATCCATGTGAGATAATGCGTTCGCTGCGAAATCCTTGTTAATAACGACTTCTGGCTTTGCATCGATGCCAGCCATGTTTGCCATCCAAGCAAAACAAATCTCTAGCGTGTCCTTTAGGTTGTCTGCCCACATTCCCAAACGGCTGTTGATCTTGTTTTCGTCAATAAGATCGCCTGTTGCTGTCGATGAGCCTACACGGGACACAATTAGCTGCAAACCCATAGCTTGCATCTGAAATTCCATATCCTTTAGCTCCGTTCGTCCAGCGTCTATCGCTGCGCCCGAATGCTCTACAACGCCGATCTTTGCGTTTTCGTTTGATGACCAGAAAGCGTAACCAGCGCCTTCGGTGAATGCCTCTAAATCCTCTCTGGTATAACCGTGAAAGTATTTCATAGGGGCTCTGGCATGGTGCATAATATTGGCTTGATCGGACTGCGACCGCCAGTGAGCCAAGTTGATTTCAGCCAGCCTTGAGTGCGGAGGCTTTGCGTTCATGTAGCCATCACGACCTATATCACACGCAGCAATGTATATGCGTGGCATCTCCGTTCCATATTCGTCATGGATGCGCCACTGATCATCGTCACCCTTTCGATACAATCGAACGCCGACTGAGCCGATAACGCGACCATCTTCTACTGGCAACGTGCAAACTCTTATTTGCTCCACTATATCGGGCTCAAACTCATCCGCACCTTCTTCTGATACCGTTTCCATAATGCGAAATTGGGTAAGCGTTGGCACATTGTCGATAACATCCGTCTTAAACCCAAGCACTTCTTCGAGGGCAATGCTAACGAAATAAGGCCGAAAGTTGCCAGCTTGAGCTTGCGCCCTTGTTAGCTCACCTCTTGCCGGGCTATCAACCATGATGAACGATATGCCAGATGTTTGAGCATCGTCGAACACGCCACGCGAGAACTGTGATAAATCACGCCCTTGCAAATCAATGTTATATGCCCAGAGGTCTAAGTCCGTGCCTGTCTCCGCAAGTGTGATAGGCATCTCAAAGACCTTGCCCGACAAGTCATCAACTGTTTTGCCGACGCCATCAAACAGCCAAGTCGATGCTAGACGTGCATCATAGTCATCTTCTGTTTCCTGTGGAAACTTTGGCAGATATTCCTCGCCCTTGCTACGCATATGTGCGCCACCCTTCATCAAATCTCGACAAGGAGCAGACGCTTTAAGCATATCCGTTACCTCTGGGGAGCGCTGTGCAACTGAGTTACTCATATTCTAATCACCATCTTTCCAGCAGCCTGAGACTTAATCAGAGGCGCAATAGCATATCGAACTGCGTCAGGCGCGTGATTGTTTGCATCTACCACATCAGGTAATATATCGCCAGACAGCTTGTCTATCTTGTGGCTGTACATTCTGAAATCGTCGATCGTGCCTTTGCAATTTGGATGTATTATGACAGATTTAAAGCCACGAATAAACCTTATTCCTTCAGCAATCGAATTAGGCCACTTTTTTACGCCCTCCATGCGAGGGAATCCGTGGCGCTGTAAATAAGATATTGTCTTGGGTTCTGCACTATCAGCCCTGCAAATATATTGGTCAAACTCTGGGATAACGTTGCAAATAAAGCGATGCGTATCATCGATCTCAATACCAACGCCATAAGCTTCTTTCTCAATAAATAGCGTTTCATCATGCACCCAGCATTTAACCGCAACTAGCGGATCTGGCCTAAAGCCGAAGTCCACGCCCATATACGGCCCCTGCCATGTTTCGTCTGGCTGAAACTCATCAACGCTCCACTTACCAAAAAATACCTGTGCTTCGTTTATCGTTTCGTATTCACCGAGCCACACGTGAGCATAACGCTCAAAATCTCTTTCTTTTGCGCTGTGAGCTAAATCGATCATCGACTGAGGCGCAAAAGGGTTTTGATTGTAATTAACGTGAACCAATACACCGTTATCTGTACCGCTAAATACTTGCTCGACGGCGTCTGATGGCTGTCTTGGGTTCCAGCTAAACCACAATTCTGCCCCATCTTTTCGCAAAGTAGGATCAAGCAGCTCTATAGAACGCTTGGATAAACTTTGTGCTTCTTCGCACCACGCAATGTCAAACCCCTCAAGAGACTTAATGCTGTCAGCCGTATGATCCTGCATCCCTTGAAATATTATTATACCTTCACCGTCACGCACTTTTATTTCAGTATTCTGCACATCGAACATATGAATAACGCCCAATGCCTTTATTTTATCCTCTAAAAGCTGCTTTGCCGAAAACTTTAAAGAACGCTGCACTTCACGAATACAAACAACTCTTGTTGCTGAGTTAATTATCATTCGCTCAATAATAGCTTCAGCAAAGAAGTGAGATTTGCCAGAGGCTCGACCACCTTTGGCACCTCTGTACCGTGGCGCTCCATTCTGTCCTTGGAATAGGGGCTTAGTCCACCTTGGTGTTTGTATCTGTAGGCTGGTCAACGAATACTCGCTCAATTTTAGTTGGCGTCATAGAACCGTCCGGGCTGCTATGCTCTATTGATTGCGTTTCTTTCCAATGGCCTTGTGTTTTAAGGTAAAATATCTGTGCGCCTAACTCACCTGACCTAGCTTTTGAGACTAGGCTCTGCGCGACAGCGCCGATGGCTCTAGCTTTGCCTTTTTTATATTGTTCGGAAACTTCCGGGTCACGTTTCATCACCTCGTAAAAAGTTGTCCTAGACATACCAAAGTAATCGGCTATTTGCTCTTGACTTAAAACCGCTGCGAGCGTTTCGACCTCTTCTTTCTGCTTATCAGTAAGCTTAGTCAGAGGTCTGCCATTCTTTTTGTTTTCTTGATCCATACTATAACCTGTTAAAAACGCGCCTGAGTGCGTAAGACCTAACCAAAGAAATTCCTGTGAAAGCCAGCGATATTGACAGCGCATGCGAAGTCGTCACGTCGTATCCATATAACGGCAGTATTACATATGTTGATGCTGTTGCGATAACATATCCGATTAATATATTAATGATCGACTCCAAGAAGCTCATCTTTTTGCTTTGCATATGTTTGCCCTGTCCCTTCATTAACAGCCTCTTTACCAGTAAAATCCTGCCATCTTTTTATTATGACATCGCAGTATTTTGGGTCTAGCTCCATAAGATACGCACGACGATTATATTTTTCACAAGCGATTGCAGTAGTGCCAGAACCAGCAAAAGTATCCAATACAATATCATCGCCCTTTGTGTTGTTTTGTAATTGATAGGCAAACAGCTCAACTGGCTTCATTGTTGGATGCTCACTGTTTCGGTTTGGCCTATCGAACTCTAAAATAGTTGTTTGCTTCCGATCCGTTGCCCAAAGATGCGCGGAGCCCTCTTTCCACCCATATAAACATGGCTCGTGTTTCCAATGATAATCTTGTCGGCCCATCACCATGCTTTGCTTGTTCCATATTAGGCACTGCCGCACTTGCCAACCTATATCAAAAGCAGCTCCTCTAAAATTATAACCTTCACTGTCTGCATGCCAAATATAAAACACAGCCCCTGACTTCATAACCGCGTCCGCTGCGCTGTAACTGTCTGCTAAGAATTGGCGAAAGTCTCCATCGCTCATAGAGTCATTTTGTATTGTTAATGCGTCTTTTGTCTTGCCCTCATAAGCAACGTTATAAGGTGGGTCCGTAAGCCACAGATCTACTAGTTGTCCATTGCAAAGCTTCTCAACTGCATCGATGCTTGTGCTATCGCCACACATTAAACGGTGGTTTCCAAGCTGCCAAATATCGCCGCTTACAGTTACAGCCTCTTCTGGTTTGTCAGGAACTTCATCGGGATCGGTCAATCCGTCTTGCTCCGGCTCTTTTAATATCTTGGCTAGTTCGTCCAGATCAAAACCTGTCAGACCAAGATCAAATCCGAAATCCTTTAATTCACCGAACTCTATCGCAAGCATTTCGTTGTCCCAGCCAGCGTTGAGCGCGAGTTTGTTATCAGCTATGACGTAGGCTTTCTTCTGCGCGTCCGACCAACCCACCGCCGTTATACAAGGCACTTCGTCTAGCTTTAACTGTTGCGCTGCTAATAGCCTACCGTGACCAGCTATAATTTCGCCATCTATATCCACCAAGATTGGATTAGTAAAACCCCACTCGTTTATGCTTGCAGCTATTTGCGCGACCTGTTCGTCACTGTGAGTGCGGCTGTTACGGGCGTAAGGTATTATTGACGAAATCTTACGCCTCTCAACTTTGTCGGCTGGCCAATCCATTTTGTTCCTCGTCTAATTTATATTTGCAAAGCATAAACAAAATTCAGCTGTTGTCTATGGCATGGGCGTCACGAACCACTTCAACGATAAATTCCGCAACAGTCTCACATTCAAGTTGACGGGTTTGTGTAGCCAGCCAATCAACCTGTTCGTTTGTAAGAGCTTCTAAGACCGCTGAGATTGATCCAAGCCTTAGATAATTTTTATGGTGTCGAACGTGTGATATTGCTTTTTTTGGAGGTGGCGGCAAGACCTGACTTTCCCGGCCGCGCCTCAATGCTGAATTAATTTTAGCAAACTTAAAGCCCAACTCGGTTTCGATTTCCCTGCTGGACGCACCAGCCAAGCTCATTTCCCAAATCTTTAACGTGTCGGCGCTTCTGTCGTAATCTCGCATCATTTTCCCTCGCTTAATTCTAAGTTGATTAAAATATAATCCAAATGCTCCACATAATAATCCAGATGTGCGGCACTCATTATTGTTCGCAGCGCCTCAAGGTGCGCCTTCGCCATTGCAACATTAATCACTTTTTCGACCCATCTTTTTTAAATCAGCCTCAAGTTCTTCGATAACCGCCAACAGTTGTTTGAAGGTTGGTGGTTCATAAACGTCCGGCCTACTTATATATGCCTTGAGCCGATCCATTACTTTCTTATCCATTGGTTATTTCCTTTTCGATGATTTCCAGTAGCGCTAAAAGTTCTTCGATCTGCATTTTAAGATTATGTCGGTATAAACCATTGGCCGATTTCTTCATTACCGTTAAATTTTGACGCATCAATTTAAGCGCTGCCGTTCCACTTGTCATTTAGTTAGGCTTTCTGGTCTGAGCTTTGGACGCGCAGAACACCCCATTTCTACCAAGCATTTGCCATCCGTATAAAAGATATGAGATCCAATAGATCCAACGGGCGTCAGCGAATGTCTCCATCGTGGCTTAACGGCCTTTGTATGGTAGAAAGTAGCTCCATGCCCCAAAGTATCGCCTGAGAGTGCTTGTGCGGCGATCTCTTGCGCTGTTTGCCATGCTTTGGCCTCGCGTGGCTTCTCATCGGCTCCATCGCAGTAGAAGCTAAATTGACAAGCGCGAGGTTTCGACACTGGCGCACGATGCTCTTTTACAACATCGCAAATAGTGCTTGGGAAGTCTGGATGCTTTGCCCTGTTAATTACGACCTCAGCAATAGCAAGCTGCGCGTCTAACGGTTCTGATCTACCTTCAAAATAAACCGCTATTGCAAGGCAAGTGGCTTCGACAATCATTGATCATCTCCACTAACAAAGTCATCCGCAGATTTAGCCCAGAGGATCATGGTTGCACGTTTTAGCCCTACACGACCATAAACATCTGCCTTGGCAATACGCCCGGCATTAAACAGGCGCATAGCGCTATTTGCTGCGGTTCTAGCATCTGCGCCTATATGATTGCCCAGTTCCGTAGATGTGCAATAAATTTGATTACAAATATATTCATAAACCGCTTCATCGCGACTTTCTGCGTTATAAGAATTGAGCGCGTCAGCCGCAGCATGTATTTCGGCTGGCATTGTCTGCCAACTCGCAGCGCGTTCTGCCTCAAGATCACTTTCGGTTGGGGTTGTATCTGCCAACTGAGCATCGTCACTAAACGAAACCGCCAGCCATTGCGTTCTGTCCCGATGATGCTGATCTGGGTTTGGCACAACCTGTATTTCGCGACGATCACCTAACGTTAAAATTTGATCGATAACAACGTGTGGCGGTATAAATATTTGATCGCCTTCATCTGTAATTGCGAAGGCAAAACCGCGTGGATGAGCATTTGATATTGTTGCTGATATTATCATAATTATTTCTTTCGTTGGTTATCCCAAAGCCGAGTTATTTCCGCTTTGAGTTGTTCTTTCATTGCTTCGGGATATGCCTCAATGGCAATACGCCGTTTATTTAAATCTCTAATTGCGAGGATATGACGTGCGGCAACTCCGATGATCTGAAGCTGGCAAGCATTAAAATATGATCGCTGTGTCTTGGTGTCGGGCAAATATGCTTCGCCCATCCCAATCGCATCGCCGTCACGCCACGGCCTCAAAACGGGATTTCGTCATCAAGGTCGCTTGACGGTGAAACTTGATCGTAACCAGTAGAGCCGCCATCGCGCTGTTCGCCACCACCCATGAAAGTTAGGTCTTGAACCGATATGGTCAGGCTTCCATTACCCTCATAGACGTCAACTCCAGGACGCCCAGTCAAAACCATCTTGGTTCCCTTGCGGATGTAGCTCTCTAAGCTGGTCGCACGTTTGCCCCAAACTGAACATTTGACCCAAGTGGCTGGGCGTTTGTTGCCCGATTTATCTTTGCCGTTATCCACAGCCACGGAGAAGCCAAGAACCTCATCACCCGATTTGGTTCGGCGAAGTTCTGCGTCGCGACCTACGTTTCCGGCTATTGTTAGATTTATCATTTATTATTCCCTATGTTTAAAGGGGCCGAAGCCCCTTTTGTTATTGCCAAAATTACAAGGACATATCTCTAGCAAACGATCGTCCTTCTTCTACCCATTTATCAAGTGACATATGATTAAGCTGATGCACGTTCACGCTATGCTGCGCCCAGTCTGCCCACTCAGGACGATCTTCCCCGTCGAAATCTGGATGCGTATCATAAGTAAACAAAAAGTAATTACCACCATTGGTCAGTACCTTTTCAAGCGCAATATGTTCGCAATCAATCTTTTTTAGTATCTGCGAAATAGTAATGCGCTTTTTCTTAGCCTTTACCTTTATGCTAAATACATCAAGGTCAAAATCGTAAACTACATTTTCCATTACGCTTCCTTCACTTTGTGTGGTGCGTAAAAGCCTTGAGTTTGGCGAACATCGTTGAAACATTTGATGCGTTTTGCAGTGAAGCCCAGAACCTTGCCTGATACCCACATTTCATCATCAGCGAAGCTGCTCATGTTGATCCAAACTGATTGGCCTATTTTTAGGTTTTTTGCTGTGTTTGTCATTTTTGTTTCTCCGGTTGGTTGGTTTGCGAGGCAAGCCCCGTAAAATCACATTAACGAACTACACATTCCTCTGCAAGTTTTATTTTGCATTCACTCAAACCTTTTCGCATTGAAACCTATTTCTTGCATAATTTCTGATGCTCGATCAGCGCTAATCCGTTCACGATCTGTCTTTGCCTTTGGCTTTGGTAGCTGCGCTGCAATCTTGCGTCCTCTCGCTTCCTTCATCACTGCCAAGATATGACCAGCATTCGGTTTCTTATTCGGGTTTTCGTTTCGCCACTTACGCAATGCCCAGACGATTTGCTCCTGCGTCCAATCCTCTAACGCATCGCACCAATCAGCCATGATGCCAGCCTTTACCTGATCTGGCGGTGTCGATTGCCAATAGCCATGCAAAATAACTTCAACCTCAAAAGCAATCTTGGCTCGGTGATCGACTCGCTCTTGCTGCGAAAGCGATTGCGTCAAGCGTGGCGTGGCTGCTGGTATCTTCGTCGTGGGTAGGTTCATCGTTCCATCTTTCTCCATTAAGCCATGTTGAGGCATGAGGGATAAATTTTTGTTCCTTTGTTAATAGTGCTGGCAACTGGCTATTCAATCCAGAAGAAATTTGCTCAATCGTTGCTTTTTTCATAGCAGCAACGAATGCCTTCTGAGCCTTTGCCTTGCCAATCTTGCGCGGATACGCTGCCCAGAAATCGGCAAAATGATCTTTATATATATTATCTGTTTTTATATCTGGTTTATTATCTGGTATTGGTTCGCCCTTTTGGGCAATGCCATTTGCCTTTTTGGGCAAATCGATTTGCTCGTTTGGGCAATACCATTTCGTCCTGTCATAACCAGCTTTATTGAACGTACCCGATAAAATAAGGCTCGATGCTTCTAATTTATCTAGCGCCGTTCTAATCTGCTTGCCTGTGAGATAGGGAAATAATTCCTTAAATGCTTTGACGCTGTTATACGTCCAATGTCTGCCCTCGTGTTTGTGTTTGCTGTTGGCGGTGTTTTTCTGCGTCCACCAAACAATATTCTGATATAGAACTGCCGCATTAACTCCAACTTTTGCGGCAATTTCTGGATCGAAGCTGTGCATCGACGTTTCCCTTTCTTTTTGTAGAAACGCCAAGAACAGTGTGCTAGACTGCCTTCAACGCATCCTCTTCTGCGTTTAGCCTAATCGCATATTCTCCCAGCGAAAAGGCCACCTTGGTCGGGTTGAGCGCCTGCCAGCGTTCCCCGGCCATTTTATTACGTTACGATTAAATTTAAACCCATCGCAAGCGCGACGGCGTAACGAACCTCGAAATCCCTTGTCCACATACCTTTACTATCCTCAAGCACTTCTATGCCATTTTCAATATAGGCAAAGTCAACCGTGAGGCGCATCTGGCGTCCTGTCTTAGTTAATAGTGGTCGATACTGCCCCATAAGATCGATGCGAACCTGACGGCGTAAATTGCTTATTTCACCAGCCCTTTCCAGCAACTGCAATTCGATCCATCGCTGGGCCTCTTTTTTGCTGTCGAATTTAACATCGCCAACGGTGGTTTTCTTTGCGCCATATTTGTTGCGCGAAGGCTTGCGGAAAAAGCGTTGATTCATTTCCACCCGTCCATAGGCACGACTCCGTCCGTTAGCTGTTCAATCCTTTTGCGAACTGCGCGATGGGGTTGCGTTTGACCAGCCAGCCAGCGCGAAATCGACGATGGGTCAACGCCCAACTCATTTGCAAACCAGCCTTTTCGATAGCCGCTGGATTTAAACCAGCCGCGAAATAACTCTTTGGAATTAGCGTCATCCATTGTTTTTCTCCGTTTAGATGCGGCCATAATATGCAAAATTAAATTTGATGCAATGCAAAAAATCTGTTGCAGATGCTAATTTATCAGCGTAAAACAATTCTACAACAAACCAATCAGGAGGATATTTATGCTAAAGTTTGTAGAACGCGACGGCAAGATTGTTGCAAACCGCGCTTGGGTTACGACCGAGGCTTGGGCAACTATAAAACGCTTTGAGTCCGATGACTTTAAAATGCCATTGAGCCATGCGATGCAAGTGGCTTGGGAGGACGCTAAAATGGAAGTGCGCGTTCAGAATAATGCTCGCGCTAAAATTGTTTATATAAAAGCGCTTGCAAAGGTTGGATCTGATCGATTGATCGAGATGCGCAACCAAATCGAAAACATTGATCGCCAAAGTTTTGAGGACAAAGAACGCTTGTCCGAAATTCGCCAAGCAATGCTTTACGTTTAGGAGAGGAGATATGAACATCAAAAATATAATTGCCGACCTAATCGGCCTCATCGCAATCTTTGGGGCTGGTTATGCCCTGCTAGTAATCGGATATGGAATAGGATATTAAAAATGACAACTATCGCAACAGCATTAGCCGCAGCCCAGATCAATATGGGCAAGGCTCTCAAGCAATCCAGCAACCCACACTTTCGCAGCAAATACGCCGATCTAGGCAGCGTCATGGATGCTTGTTTGCCAGCGCTTAATGAGCAAGGCATTGCGGTGATCCAGCCAACAGGCGAGGACGCGCTTGGACGCTTTGTGCAGACCACATTAATCCACGGCGAAAGTGGCGAGGAATTATCTTGTCGCGTTCCGCTGATTATTAACAAACAGGATATGCAGGGTTATGGCAGCGCAGTCACATACGCTCGACGCTATGGCCTGATGGCGATGGCTGGCATTGCGCCAGAAGATGATGATGGCAACGCAGCATCAAAGGCTGCACCAAAGCAGCTAGAAAAGATCAGCGAAGATCAATTTCGCACTGTTCAATCATTAATGGAAAAGGCGAACGCCGACGAAAACAAAGTGCTTAATTTCTGGAAGGTGGACAATCTCAGCCAGCTAACATCCAAACAGGCTGGCGAAGCGATCAATATGCTGAACAAAAAACTAACCAAAGTAGAGGAATAACCAATGGAGCAGCGAACACCAGAATGGTTCGCGGCACGTTTGGGATGCGTAACAGCATCCCGGACAGCCGACGTAATGGCTAAAACCAAGAGCGGATATTCCGCAAGCCGTGCAAACTATATGGCCCAGCTTATTACTGAGCGACTAACCGAGACGCCAAGCGAAGGATTCACTAGCGCAGCGATGCAATGGGGAACCGACACTGAGCCACAAGCGCGAATGGCGTATGAGTTGCTGACAGGCGCTGACGTTGTAGAGGAAGCCTTTGTGGTACATCCAACCATAGAAGGCTTTGGTGCATCCCCTGATGGGCTTGTGGGCGCTGACGGAATGCTTGAGATCAAATGCCCTAACAGTGCGACGCATATTGACACTTTGCTATCAGAGAAAGTGCCAGCCAAGTATATCACGCAAATGCAAGTCCAGATGCTTTGCGCTGGGCGCAGCTGGTGCGATTTCGTCAGCTTTGATCCACGCTTGCCCGGCGATATGAATTACTGGTGCAAGCGTATTGAGGCCGACCCAGAACGCCACGCCGAAATTGAGGCCGAGGTAATAAAGTTTCTTGCCGAGATCGATGACAAAATAACAGCGCTTAAGGCAAAGTTTGGCGATGCCGTATAAAGTTCGCCTTACTGGTTCACGTCAACGGATGTATGCCCACCAGCTTATAGACGCTGCGCCAGACCAATCTATTGTCACTATCGTTGGCGGTGATAGGACAATCGATCAAAACGCTAAGATGTGGGCTATGTTGACAGATGTAGCCTTATCACGCCCAGAGGGGCGCAAATGGACGCCAGAGGCTTGGAAGTGCGCCTTTATGCACTCACTAGGCCATCAGTTACAGTTTGCGGATGGTCTGGATGGCTCTGGCCCGTTTCCCCTTGGCTTCAAAACGTCCCGGCTCAACAAGTCGCAAATGTCAGACCTGATCGAAGTCATATATGAATATGGATCACGTCATAATGTCGTTTGGTCAGAATAATAGTTTACAATATGTGCATTTTCACTTGCACTATAGGGCCAGATGGCCTATTATACTTGTATAGGGCAATGAAGCCCACTATTTAGGAGAACCAAAATGAAACGCACCGACACACACCGCCCCAGCACCATAGACCCCAGCGAATACGCATTTGTATCTTTCCACAGCCATCGCGCCGATGATGTATGGGAATCAATTTCAGAGCAGCAAGCGTTTCGCTCGCACATGATATCGACTGGCGCAAAATTCTCCACCCATAGCCATGGTGGTTCGTGCCATGTGTGTGGCGCTCACGCTTATACCGTAGCACGTTTTCATCACGCGCCCACAAACACTTATGTCGAGGTTGGCGAAATCTGCGCCGAAAAATTGCACGTTGGCGAAGCACTGAACTTTCGCTCTTTCCGCGCAAAGGCGAAGGCTGGAATGGAAGCTGCCGCTGGCAAGGCCAAGGCCGAGCGCTTTCTTAAAGACGCTGGCGTGACTTACGCCTACGACATTTGGTTACAGAAGGACTACGATAATTGGGAATGGGAAGAAGCGACTATTTTCGATATCGTGAGCAAGCTAGTTCGCTATGGCAGTATCAGCGACAAGCAAGTAGCGTTTATTTCCAAGCTGATGAAAAAGATTGATGACCGAGCGGAAATCGCAGCTCAAAGAGCCGCAGAAGCCGAAGCCGCTGCGCCAATTCCTTGCGACGGTGAACGCATCCACGTTCGCGGCGAGGTAATTACAACAAAGTATGTAGAAACCAATTTTGGCGAGATCCTTAAAATGCTTGTGCGCCACGCTGACGGTTGGAAAGTATGGGGCAGCGTACCTGTTAGTATAGATCCTTTGCGCGGTGACATCGTAACTTTCGACGCCAAGGTAAACGTCAGTAAGGATGACGACAAATTTGGATTTTTTAGCCGCCCGACCAAAGCAAACATTTTGGGCGCATAAGCGCCCATATTAACCAAGGAGTAAAATATGACACCAGAACAATTCAAATCAGCGCGACGTGCGCTTGGATATAGCCAGAAGGCGCTTGCCGCCGAATGGGGCATGGGCAACAACGCCGGGCGCACAGTTCGCCGCTGGGAAGCCTTAGAACGGCCTCTCAGCCCTATCGCAGCTTATGCTATGCAACTGATGCTTGATGCAGCAAATATAGAAAGGGTAGAAAATGTTTAAATTCGTGATGCGCCCCAAGGCCAAACGGAAACTTGTTAAAATAACCGAAGAACGTGCCAATATTGAAAAGGCAATTAAGCGAGCAAGAAAAAACAAACAACGTGTTTCAGATCTATATGCTCGCGCTCAAGAATTGACAGTTGAAGCGCATCGATGGGAACGATATTTCAAATGAGCTTAACAGGCAAGGCTCCGCTTGGGTTAAAAAAGCCAAAGCCAAAGCGCGGCACAAAAGCTGGCATGGAGCATATGCACCGTGTCAAGCAACTGCCGTGCGTCATTTGCCACAAGCACCCACCATCTGATGCGCATCATGTCTTTTGCGACAGGTTTGGATCTAGCAAAGCGAGCGACTTCGATGTCATACCGCTTTGCAAAGAACACCACCAGCATGGGCCAGAAGCCATCCACAACGCCAAAAGGTCATGGGTGGAAAAGCATGGGCCAGACCACGCATTTTTGCCATTGGTTAAAGAATGGCTAGGCGATTAAAATTACAGAATAAGCTCGAAATGAGGCCCATCGATGAAGGGCCTACGGCCTTGCGATCTGCGAAGGTCAACGTAATTATTCATGGCATCTTCCATCGTGCCTTCCCAGTGGCGTATATCGCCCACCGACCAAGCAGCGCCCCACTTAACCGCAACACCAGCCATC